GTAGTCACTATACGGGGTACATTTCAACGAATGCAGGTGGCCAGTGACAATACTGATGCCGCTGCCTAACGTGTTGTTGTGCGTCGCGTGGATGCCGTTCTTGTAGCGGTGCTTAACCACTACTTCGTCAGTCAACCAGCAGCTCCAGCAGGGTTTCCACGCCGGGAAATGATCTCGCAAACTGAACCCGGCAACACCCTCATAACCTGTAGCGTTTGCCGCTAGAAAATTCTCAAATCTTGAGTCGTGGTTACCCAATGGCCATATGAGCTGCACGTTGTGCCGCGCTGCTTTGGCCACGGCCTCTATCTCAGATAGAGATTCTTGGCAAGCATTAAGCTCTTCTTTAACGCTTGGTTGCTGAGTCCATCCAATGCGTGGGAAACGGCTGATGCTGGCCCCGTCAAACGCATCACCGTTGTTGATCACGGCATAAGGCTTAAATTCACTGATTGCCCACAGCAGACCCTTATATGCAGTCGTGCGTACGCCTGGCCAGAAGTGCGCGTCGGAAAACACGATCACAGTGCCGGTTGTTATTCCAGCGTGATGCCGAGCTTTGGTTAGATGATGGGTTTGTAAACCTTCGTACGCCCGCGCATTGTGATGCGCTGCCTCCAGCTTGATCTTGAGTTTTTTTTCTAACGACCGGCGACGAAGATGGACGTTGCGCTCAGTAACGCCAAGAAATTCCGAGACCTTGGATGCGCCTTTGAACCGATTCCAAGCAGAGATAAACTCTTCGTCAGTGGCGACTGCCTTTACCATTTTTTAGCACCATCTGTTAAGACAGTGCTAAGTATCACAGCACTCTTTAACTGTCTAGCAAAAACTATTGATTTATAGGTTTTTTTTCGCAAACTCTTCAACAGCGTTAACTCGGCGCGTCCAGCCCTTGCCAAACACAGCAAATCCCTTCAAAGACTCAAGAAACCTGAGCCTTGAATCACAGTAATCTTCGACCAGATTCTCGGGCTTTTCGCGTGCTATAGCCGCCAACGTGAGCGGTCCAATGACACCATCAGCCTTCAGCCCGAGCACGCGCTGCAAGGTCACCACGGCCTGTTTGGGACCACTGTTGACGGCATAGTCAAATACACAGTAGTCCAGCCCAGCCGGTAGATCTTCGCAGTGAGCCTTGTTCCAATAGCGGCCACGGTATAGCGGGGTTACCTCTTCAACCGTCAGGTGGCGCATACAATCTTCTGATACGCCGACGCCTACCCAGTCCTCCCACGTCATCCTGGTGACGCCGTGATTGGTCATACCGCCAGGGTCGGCAGGATGGTTGCAGAACCCGCCTTCAAATCCGAGCGTCAGGGTCAGCGCTTTTTCAAAATTGCCTTGCATTACTTGTTCCGCAGTAGTTGGTCTTTGGCTTGGCTACCGGCAGAGCTGCCGAAGTAGAAAGCAATAATACCCGTCCACGCGGTCCCAAGGGAACCCAACATCATCATCAATGCATCAGAAGTTTTGAATTGTTCAGTCATCAAACCAACCAAAATGCCGAAGAACCCGAGCGTGACCAGCATCGCCAGCACAGAGGGGATCATGGATCTGGTGGCCGACTGCATATCTCGAGCCGAGCTGCGGTCTTGCACCGAGAGCTTCTCAAAGTCTAGACCAAGCTCCTGCGCCCTCGCTGCCATCTCAATCTCGGCCAGCTTGATCTGACCGATCTGCTCTGAGGTCAGTTTGCCGCTGTCAATCGTTGACTGTACGTCTTTGGGGTCAATGCCGATAGCCTTGGATACTGCCTCAACCGCTAGCCCTGCCAGCGGGCCACCAAGCGCTGATGCAATGGTCGGGGCAACACTCTTGAGCCATTCCATCATTTATCCTTCATCTTGTTGATCTGCTCCCACGCAGATTTCATTTTCTCTTCAAGCACAGCAACCCGCAGATCCAGCTTAGATAGCACAATGATCAGGGTCACCAGACCGAGCAGAACCGGCCAGGCTTTAAGAAACAGATCAACGATTTCCATCACTTCGACCAGTGACTAACAACCCATCCAATCGTTGTGCTTAAGCCTGAGATAACAGCCATGCCAAACCAGAACCCGCCTTTCGACTGGTTGGCCAGCGCCAGCAGTTTCTTGACATCAGACTGCATATCAGCAACCTGTTTTTCAAGCAGATCAACCTTGGCTATAAGCTGACCATATTGGATGGGGTCTATATCTGACATAGTTAATCTCGTTTTTTGACGCCTGCGCCTGACTCAAGTCTACGTTGCATTTTTTTTGTTTCAAACATTTGTCCGATTTTACCAGCAGCACCGCTAGCGATTGGTGGTAAACCTTTTGCAGCCAATGCAACGTCAGCCGCTCGAGTTGCCATGCCGCCGCCTTGTTGAGCAAGCTGAGCAACAAAAGTGTTTGAATTATTTACAAACGATCCAGCAGGTTGCTCTTTGGTGTAACGCAAAACATTGCCAAGAGTTCGCAGCTCTTCAAGTGTTCGCGGGCTTGCGCCAGCTTTTAGTTTTTCTTCAAGCGCAGCGAGCGTCTTGTTATAGGTTGCCTGGTTGACTTTTCCGGTTTCCCCCATGCCGCCTTTTTCACGCAAATGGTTGATCAAAGCCGATTCAATATTCAGCGCACCAGTTGATCCTTCGCCAAACGTGTTGCGCATCAATTGAATTTGACTAGCTGGAGCGGTTTTGGAAAACACGTGCTTTTCCATGAAGGTATCAGGTGGCGCACCATTGACAGCAGCATCGTATGCTGAATCTGCTCTTAACGCATCAAATCTTTCCTTGGCTGCGCTTCTTGCTTGATCTGCAATGGATTTCAACCCTTGCGCCTCTTGCAGTAACGGGAGATCTTCAAGAGCTTGACGCACAAGGCTTAGAGCGTACTTTGCATTTCCATCGCCAGCCCTTTCAGCTTTCCGAATTTCCGAAGCCAGGTTTGTTCTAAGAGCTTCAAACTTTTGAAAAGTCATAGGCTCTCCAGCTTCAAAAGCATTGATTTGTTTTTCAATGGTCGCCGGCAAAAACTCAGTTTTTAGATTTTCGTTGAGCAATCCTTTTGCGTTTTGCACAAATTGAGGGGCGTCAATCGGGAAACTGCCACCGGCAGCATCTTTAAGTGCTTGATATTTTTCTCTTATATCTAAATTTCTAGCGTTGTCAATTGCTTGATATTCGCTGATTTGCCTTACCCCATGGTCATACATTGACCCGCCCACTTCGTTTTGAGTGGCGCGATCATGAATGTCCTGCATTGCTTTTTTTAGTTTCGGATCTTGCTGATTAAACCTTTCGGCTAGCGCTGGATATTTTCCCCGTTCGTTCATTTCAAATGACAATGCACCGACATTGCCAGTAGCTTGACCTTCTGTCAGAAAATCCGAACCAAGACCAAGAGATTCAGCTTCAAGATGACGTTGCAACGCCGGCAAATTGATTTGATTGCGTGGAATACTGCGCAACCGAGCTTGCAGTTGCGGGCTGGCTTGTGCGATTGCCGCATCAATTGCCGCCGGATCGGTAACTGCCGCAGCTCCAACGCTTCCAGGTGGCGCTGTAACGCCTGCCGCTGGACTAATTGAAACCTTTGCTTGCTTGGCTTTGGTTGCTTGCAGTTCGCGTTGTGTAGGAGTATTGGCAAGCTCGGTCAATGCCTGTTCTTTGGCCGTTGTTGCCTGAGCCTCTCCGCGCCGTTGTGCCTGCCGAGCTTCAAAACCAGCACGCAGATCGCCTTCCGCGGTCGTAGCCAGCCCAGGAGGTCGTGGGCCAATTGCAGGCTCAACCCGTGGTGCCGCTGGTTTGGCTGCGAATTGATCACGCAACGCTTGCTCTGCGCCATAGGTGGCTGCGCCGACCCGCTGGCCAACCTTGGCAACACCAGGCACTGGCAGCAAACCTAGCGAGCCGATCATATTCTCAACGTCACCCACGGGGATGCCGGTTTGCTGCGCAATCCAATTGGCGCCCTTGCCAACGTTCTCGCCAATAAAGCTCGTCAGTCGCCGACTGATTTCAGCTTTGTAAGCCGGATCTTCAGTGATACCCAAAACTCGGCCAAACGGGTCTGTACGCTTTTCAACAAACTCTTGTACAGACTTCTGAGCTTCTGGAGCTGGGACGCCCATTGCACGTTGTATCGCATAGCTTCCTTGACCAACAAGACCAGTAAGACCGCCAGCAGCAACGTCAGCCATAGAGACGATGCCTTTCCCAAGATCGGCCATTGAGCCGACCTTAAACTCCGTCTTAGGCGTTGCGGGCTGTTGGGCAACAGGCGTACTAGGGATCTGATCTGGTGTTGCTGCCGTTGGCGTCGGTGCTGCCGGCGCCGGTTTTGGAGCCAGCCGTTCGCGCATGATCTTGCGCACCAGGTCGCCCTCTGGCAAACCAGAAGAGCTAAACGGTGACGGCTTTGGTGCTGCCTTTGCTGGCTCCTCGGCTTTTTCTGTGCCGAGAATCAGTGCGCTGATCTCATCCGTTGGCTCTGACTTGATTCTGGATTTGACCTTGCCGATGTAGCCAGATGGATCTTTGGTGACAAAGCCACCGTACTGCGCCAGCGCTTTGTCAACGTCACCGCCATTCTTGTCTATCAGCGTTTGAAGATACCCTCGAGCCGCTTCCCGCGCCTGTGTCTCGTTGAATGGATCAAACTTGATTCCCTGACCTTGCAGAGCCTTGACCGTACCAGGCATAAACTGATACGCACCCATGGCGCCAGACTGAGGATTGACTGCGCGAGGGTTTCCGTTGCTCTCAACGGATTTGACCGCATCTAGCAATTGATCGGTGACAAGGGTCTTGGCAGGCTTCCCAAGAATCAGCTCTGAGACTTCATCCATTACAGAGATCCAGTTTGCTCAAGACGCAGAATATTCTGGTACTTCCGATTGAATTCTTCGCGCTCTTTCGGCGTGGCATTCTTCAGAA